ATGAGCCTCCTTAATGCTGGCTCCAGCATAGCGGGGTGGGTGGAGCAGACCATCCCATTAGGCTACTGCTCTCTTGATGGCGGACGAGTTCACACGTACGCGCTGATAGACCGATTAAGGGAGCAAGCCCCCATCACCCTGGTCTGCTGCGCTTTCGATGTGCCCACTTCCTGTTTTTACGATTATCTGCCCCGCAGGCGGGCGATTAACCGTAAGCGCATGCAGCAGCGCTCTGAGTTGCGCCGTTTGTTCAAAGCGAGCCGGAACTCAGCGGGCAGCCGCGCCTTGATGTCGATGATGCGAGAGTTGGGGTATCAGATTGGCCGATTCAAAGTACGTAACCTGATGAAGGAAGCCGGTCTGGTATCCAAGCAACCGGGCGCTCATCGCTATCAGGTCGCTCGGTCTGAACGACCGGATATTCCCAATCTGCTGGCCCGAGAATTTGATGTCCAGCAACCCAATCAGGTGTGGTGTGGCGATATCACCTACGTCTGGGCCGGTGGTCGCTGGCATTACCTGGCAGCGGTTCTTGACCTGCACACCCGGCGGGTCGTGGGCTGGGCGATGTCTGATAAACCTGATGCAGAATTGGCAATCAAAGCACTGGAGATGGCCTATCAGTAGCGGGGTTGCCCTTCTGGTGTGCTATTTCACTCTGACCAGGGCAGCCAATATGGCAGCCGAGCATTTCGACAACGACTGTGGCGCTATCGCATGACCCAGAGTATGAGTCGGCGTGGCAACTGCTGGGATAACACCCCGATGAAGCGGTTGTTCAGAAGCCTGAAGTCAGAGTGGCTGCCGGCAACGGGATACATGAGCGTGCGGGAGGCAAAGCGGGATATCAGTTATTACCTGATGGATTACTACAACTGGCGGCGTCCACATCACCACAATGACGGGATACCGCCAGCAAAAGCCGAAGAACGGCCTAACCAAGTGTCCGGATTTAGTTGACCACTACAGATCGATGCCATCAGCCAGCAGCCTTCGTGCTTCCTCTCTCTTAACCCTCAAGGAAACCTCTGGATAGACACCTAGCGCCAAGACCTTCTCCTTTCCACCAAAGCGGAACTTGAGGCGCCAGTACTTCCCCGATGAAGTTATAAGTAAAAAGAGTCCCTTTTCATCAGACAGCTTCTGCTGCTCACCAGTGAACTTGGCTTGTCGAGCTGCGGTATCAGATAGCGGCATGGGGGTATCTCCCGGTTCAATTAGGGGTACATGACAGACGCTAGGGGTATAAGCCTCCACCTCACAGGCCAGGAATGGCGCGGGATTGCGGGCATGTGGGGGTACTTTTTATCCCAGTGGAAACATGTACCCCCCAACTCAGGGGGATGTCATGAGGGGCCTTATGATACGACGAGAGACAACAAAAAACCCGCAAAGCCTTTGGCTATGCGGGTTTATGGTATGTCTTGAGACTGTAAGAAACTATAGTTTGGTGCCGAGGCCGGAATCGAACCGGCACGACGCGAACGTCGAGGGATTTTAAATCTGATTCAGCCCTATGAGAAAACAAGCACTTACATAAAAATCAAAGAGTTAGTAAATCAATGAAGGCCAAAAATGACCACCCATTTAAAATTTTGTCGCCACTCTGTCGCCACTTTTTCTCATGCAAAAAGCAGGGTGCAGATTCACACCTATCGTGCCGAATCTCAACCGCCTCTTTACACATACCACATTAACAGAATGTATAAATAAACGGTTGAGAGCAATCACCATTAACAATCACTTTACCGAAGCAGTTGATAAGCTTTGATATTTACCCCTAATGAAAATGGACACGTTCGAACCATATTTAATAAAGTGCTTCTCACATAAGTGCCAAGATAAATATCCAAGAGCAATTGACACAAACAGTGATGAAATTTGATTAAACAAAACACCATGGGAGCTAAAATAGTGAGCCAATACTTGTTGAACTGGAAAGCCCCACAGGTAAACACCATATGAAATATCAGCTTTTGGTTTTAACTTTAAGATAAAATCCCTTGATGATGCATAAAGTATAAACAAGAAAATAGATGTGTATGCAAAATATGATGAGTAAATAGTATCTCGCAGCACAATATAAAGCACTGCAAATCCAAGACAAGGTGCAAAGCGTATTGCTATCAGCTCTTTATTAAGAGCAAGGATTGCACCGAATGCAAAGCATGGCGCTAAAAAATCTACCTCATGATTTGGGGCAACCCAAGGAAACAGCATTCTTGAGCTCAAGAATGGCTCAATCAAAATAACCAGGAATATTGCCACACTAAGCTTTTTGGAGCTCAGAACCCCAACTGCATAAAGCGCAAATAACAAGATATATGCAAACACTTCATAGGGGATTGTCCACAGCGATCCATTTACCGAATTCGGATATGGATTATCAACAAAAACACCTGGAAGAGTAAATTGAATATTCATCCCAGCAATTTTTAATACATAGTCATATACCTCTTTCTGGTGGAAGTAATCCACAAGTGATAAAGAGGTAAGCATTGGACCTATAACAAAGGCTGTCACTATACTTGACAGGATGAGAGCTGGCCAAATTCTGAAAAAACGAGATATAACAAAGCGAAGTAAATCACCATTATTTAGCAGTGAGTTAGTAACTACCAAGCCACTAAGAAAGAAAAAAACTTTTACAGCTATTGAACCAGAATAGTCAACCTGCATTAGGCGACCTATAATATCGGATTTTCCTAGTTCAGGAGATATAGCATAAGCATGGCCATAAATAACCATACTTGCAGCAATAACTCTAAAAATATCTATATTATTGTTTTCTTTCCTTAACAGTTCAGATAACTTCAACTCTCCCCCCTTAAAATAACAAATATGCAAAAATTGAGAAACCACTATGAGCCACTCGATGTCCAACAGGCTGCAGATTGTGGCAGCTTATCTTTTGTGCCTCAGTCGTTTACTGACTCGTTTAGCGACATATGATCTAATCCTTCTAACCAGAAGTACAGAGGAAAGCATCATAACAATCAAAATCAGCTGAGACCGCAGACACTCAAAGGATTCAGCCTCACCGCATCTTCCAAGTGATCGGGGGCGAAGTGGGCATAGCGCATGGTCATGGCGATGGTAGAGTGACCCAGAATCTTCTGCAGCACCAGAATGTTCCCGCCGTTCATGATAAAGTGACTGGCGAAGGTGTGGCGCAGAACGTGGGTATTCTGCCCGGGCGGTAGCTCCAGCCCAGCCCGTTCGACCACCATCTCGAAGGCGCGATAACAGTCACCGAACAGACAGCCGCGCTTTCTGGGCAACTGGGCATAGAGGTCGGGGCTAATGGGTACGCTGCGACTCTTCTTACTCTTAGTACGAGTGAAGGTGATGCGGTTGGGGGATACCTGGGACTGGGTCAACTCTTCCACCTCAGACCAACGGGCACCGGTGGCCAAGCAGAGTTTTACCACCAACAGCAGGTCGGGATTTTGGCTATCGGCGCAGGCGGCCAGCAGGCGCTTAAGTTCGTCAGGATAGAGAAAGGCGAGTTCGGCCTCGGCCACTTTGTAGGACCGCAGACCATCAAGCGGGTTTTCCCCCTGCCACTCCCCTAGCCTTTACAGTTCGTTGAAGACCGCACGCAGGTAGGCATGTTCGCGGTTAACCGTGTTGGGGGTGACGCCCTGCTTCTCTTGATTGATAGCACGTCGGTCGGTGATATCACCTGACAACCGGGCTTCACGATAGGCGGCAAAGTCGCGGGCAGAGAAGTTGACCGCCAGCGGATCACCGAGGGAATGGCAGACTGTCAGCAGCTTGGACTTGCGGGCCTCGCCATCACGCAGGCTCTGACCATGGCGGCCAAACCAGAGTTCAACCAGATCAGAGAGGCGCCGGCCGTCGGTCGGCTCGCCCTGCCCTTCCAGCCAAGGTTTTCCCTTGTCCGGATCCAGTACAAAGCCGCTCGAACGCCAACGCCTCGCCCTTGGTAGCAAACTGCTTGCGGATCCGTGGCGCATTGGGGTTTTCCTTGCTCGGTCTCCCCTCAGGGTAGATCTCAGATGCCTTGACGCCACTCTGCGCCATCTTGCCGCTGCCGGAGTGGTGCGCCACTCTGCGCCGCCTCACCGCCAACAACGACACCATGAGCCAGCCCACCGCCGCCAAGGTGCCACGCTGGAAAGCAGACGAGCCGCTGAGTTGGGATCCGCTGCGCCCTGCCCGCATGGCACTGGGGGCCGAGCTGGCCCAACTGGAGAGCCTGGCACAGGGGGCCACCACCCCGATCGCCCAGCTGGCCACCTTGGCACAACGCCGCGCGGCCAAACTGGCAGAGCTGGAGAAAGCACTCAACCAACTGGCCTCCATCAGCGGCCAGTTGTGGCACTGGCAGGGGCATGGTGATACAGCAAGCCTTGCCGCCCAGCTGGGCCAAAGCAGCCCGCCAGACCATAGCCACAGCATGACGGTCGGCGCCCTGCTGCTCTCCCCCTCCCCGCTCACCTTCTGGCAGGAGTTAACCCGATGAGCCAAACCGCCATGCTCACCCTGGATGGTGAGCCGATTGTGATGAAGTCGATACGGATATCTGCATCGATGCAGTTTCAGGACAAGGACAGCAGCGGCCAAACCAGCTCGACCAGCAGCTCGGAGCAAGGGGCCAAAGCCAAAGAGCTCGATATCTCGGGCCTTGTTCCATTCAATGATGAGCGCACCCTAAGCAGGTTATTTGAACTGGCAGATGCCAAGGGGGATGGCGGCCAACGCCATATCTACCGGGTCGGGTCGCTGCTGGCCAAGTCGGTAAAGGTGCGCCAGGCCAAGTTTGCCGGACGCATCACCGCCAGCGAACAGGAGGGGCTGCTGGCGTGGCAAGTGCAGTTCACCCTGCGCGAACACAACTCGGTGCCAGAGAAACGGGAGCAGCGGATGCCAAAGGCGCCCGCCACCGTGGGCCAGGGCAACGCCAGCGCCAAGGCACCCGATGGCGGTAACGGGAAACAGGCCACAGAGCAGGAACAGCTGAGCTCGTGGGAGCAGGCCATCAAGGGGCTGGATAACAAATTGGGAGACCTGATGGCGTGAAACTCTCGACCAACCTGACCCTGGGCGGGCAACCTGCCAACCTTATCGACCACGATATCGTGCTGGATCTCTGCGCGGGCGGGCGCGCCGCCCTCACCATCGAGGGGAGCGCAGAGAAGGGGCAAACCCTGACCGTGGATCTCGGCTACAACGGAGAGCTGCGCCGCTGGTTTACCGGTTACGTGTATGAAGTACAGCCCGCCAGCAATGGCGCCAGCAAGCTGCTGTGCCGCGAGCTGGCCGGTATTCTTGGGAGTGCATTCCCGGTCAGCATCCAGCATGCAACCTTGCGCAACCTGCTGGCATGGTTGAGCGACCAGACCAAACTCACCTTTTTGCTGCCAGATGGGGCCGACTACACCGACAAGCCGATCCCCAACTTCACCAGCGCCGGTACCGGATATCAGCTGCTGAACAATGCGGGGCGCGCCTTTGCGGTGTCGGACTTCATCTGGCATCAACAGCCAGATGGCGCCATCTTCGTGGGCAGTCATGCCCATAGCCGTTGGGCATACAGGCCGGTGGAACTGGATCCGGCCTTCTCTGGCCGCCAGGCGGGCAACACCCTCACCACCGCCCCGATACCGGCCATGCGCCCGGGTGTCATTCTCAACGGCAAGCGAGTGGAGCGGGTACGCCTCAAGGGTGATGAAATGACCCTCACCACGGCAACACCTGGTAAACCGGTGAAGTCGCCGGAACGGCGCAAGATGGAGGGAGAGTTCCCGGAGCTGGCCGACCAGATGCACCTGCCCAAGTTCGGGCGGGTCGAGGCCATCAGCGACAGCGCGGCCGCTGGCCAGATCAATGATCCGTTTCGCCCGCGCTATGCGGTGGACGTACAACTGCTGGGCGAGGATGGCCAACCGGACAAGGCTGCCCCGCTCTATCGCGCAGTGCCGCTGCCGGAGATGTTCGGCGGGCCTGAGCAGGGGCTGCTGCAGTTCCCCATCGAGGGGACGATCGTCGAACTGGGGTTTGCCTTCGGCCGCGCTGACCGGCCATTCATTCGCACTGCGCTGGGCTCGGGCTGGCCGCTGCCGGACATCGCCCTGGGCGAACAGCTCCAACAGCAACGGGCCGAGGTGTTCAGCCGCACCGATACCGTGGGCAACCAGCACCGCCATACCGACCGCTGCCAGCATGACAAGGCTCTACTGATGCACCGCGAGGCGGACGACTACCAGGGCGAGTTCGGCCAGCACCGACCCACTACCCTGCAGCACAGCGTGGAGCAGATCGGGGCAATGAAGCGCATCGAGGCGCTAGGAGCCATCGAACTGCTGGCCGGTGATGACTTGATGGCGGGGAGCCTGGGTAACATGAGTCACACCGCAGCCGGTGATCTGGTGGAGGTGATCGGGCAACTGCGCCGCAGTGTGGCCGGAGAGCTGCAGCACTTCGAGGCGCCACGTTCGTGGATGGGCAGCGAGGGGGTGAACATCTTCGGTCTGCTGCTCCAGCTGATGAACCTGGTGGAGCAACTGGCCGCCACTGCCGCCAGTCACAACCACGGTGGGCCTGAGCCAACCAATGCACCAACATTCAGCAGCCAAAGCCAGCAGGCAGCAGGCAGCAGAGCTGGCCACCGCCCTCTCACCCATCATCGAATAACCCACCGAGCAACCAAGCGAAGAAGGCCCCACATCGTGACAATGCCAGTCAGTTAA